GCACGGTTACGCCCGTCGGGATGCCGAGCACCCGCTTGCACCGGGCAGTGCTGGTCAGGGTCGCCACGTCACACCTCGCCTGCGCGCGGGCCGCGCCTGTAGCGATATCCCACGTTGCCGTGCTGGGCCGCATGGCGCCGCTGGCGGGGCGTTAGGTTGCACTCGGCCAGCCCCCGTTCCTCCAGCAGCCGGATGGTGGTGCGCCACTCCCCGTCACCGATGCCGCTGGACTGCACGAGCTGCCGCTTGTCCTGCCACTGTTCGGTGAGCGCCGCGAAGATTGCCCGCTGGGCGGGCGTGCTGATCCTGGGCTTGGCGTCCTCCAGGGCCTGCGTCCACTCGGCGGTGGCGTCCTGCCAGCCCTGGCACAGCGCGCGGTGCCGGGCGGCATCGCCCTGCAGGAACAGGGTGTGGGCCACCGTGCCGCCCAGCTCAATCGCGCGGCTGTCGGTTGCCTCGTCGTAGCTTGCGAACGCGATGGGCTGGGCGTCGTCGTGGTCAGCGTCCCGGTCGTACCGGCGCAGCACGTAGCGATAGGCCCCCGGCGCGGGCGGTGTGTCGAGTATTGCGCTCATCGGCCCCTCCTGCGGCAGACTGTATCACGGGGCGCGCAGTGCTGCGCACCCTGCTGCGCAGCTGCGCGGGGTGCTGCGCAGGTGCTGCGCAGTGCCCACACAGCAGAACGCCCGCCCCAGCGGGTGCTGGAGCGGGCGCCTGTGGCCGCAGCGGCGGCAGCCGTCAGGTGCCGGCGATACCGGCCAGGATGCTGGCGCCCTTGGTGTTCGCGAGCACCACAGCGCCGTCCCAGTAGATGTCGAACTGGTCGAACTGGCTGTCGGTGGTGGCCAGCGGCATCATGGTCATCGGGGTCAGCTCTTCGAGGTACGCGAACCGCTTGTTCACCACGACCAGCGCGGTGGTGGGGTTCGTGACCTCGCCGCTGAACGCCGTGATGCTGGTGCCGGACCACGACATCGCGTCGGACATGCCGGTGGACACCACCAGCGGGATGCCGTCGTACGTGCGCACGCGGAACCCGGCGGCGATCTCCACCTCGTTGACGAACTGCTGCTGCGCCTGGAGCGCAGCGTTCAGCTTGCGGATGCCCTTGAAGCTGCCGTAGATCACGAGGTCGGCGCGGTTGCCGCTGCCGCGCACGCCGTCGATGGCCTCGTCCAGCTTGGCGAGGGTGAGGCTGCCGCCAGCGGTGGCGCTGGTCTGCGCGACCACCTGCCCGCTCACGGCGTTGATGAGCGTCAGCAATCCGTTCATCATGTTGGCGTCGCCGCCCGAGCCGGTGTTCCCCACGAAGATGCAGCTTTCCAACGCCTCGTTGAAGTCGTCGGCCTTCTGCATCATTTCCTCAGCGAGGATGTCGATGTAGGACCGGCCACGGGCGCGCATCTTGCGGGTGACGCGACCACGGGTGGCGAGGGTGGCGTAGGTGAACGTCGCCTGCGCATAGCTGCCAGTGCTCTCCACCACGCTGTCGGTGTCCGACACCCACACGTCGCCCACGGTCATGCTGGACGCGGTGCGGCGGTTGATGATGGCCGCCGAACCGGAACCCGGCTTGCGGTCCATCGTGCCCAGCGCGCCGAACTCGCGGATCGACAGCTGCTGGATGATGCGGTTGGTAAAGTTCTGGACCAGCACGGAGCCGGCACCGGAGACGTTGATGGCGCGGGCGAACGCCTCGCGCTTGGACGGGTCAAGGCCCGCCCACACGGTCGGGGTGGTCATAGGCTCACGCCTCCATCGAGTCGGTGATCACGCCGTCCGCGAACGCGGCGGCGAGCAGGCTGCGCAGGTCGGCCTCCAGCTGGGCGCGCGTCTGCAGCACGGTGCTGTCGCGGCGCTCGGCCTGGGCGCGAGCCACCTGCACCAGCGCGGACTGGGCGCCCATCGTGCGCTCCACGGTGCGGATCAGACCGCCGTGGCCGCCGACGTCGGTGTGACGGCTGGCGTGAGGGCTGTGCGCCACACCCTGACGGCTGGCAGCGGCAAGGGCGCGGCTCAGCTGCGCCTCCTTGGCATCCAGCTGGGCGCGAAGCTGCGCAGCCTCGTCGGCCACGGGTGCCGTGGTGGTGGTGGTGGTGGTGGTTGTGGGGGCGACGCGCTCCACCAGCTTGGCGAGGACACCGTTCAGCTCGCCAATGGCGCGCTCCAGGGTGTCCAGCCGCTGGGTGTCGGTCGCCGTGCTGCGGTTGTCGGGCATGGCGTTGTCCTCGCTGGAGGGGTGTGGCAGTGCTGCGCTTTCCACGGCGTCCGACTGGCTGTGCGCAGTAGAACCCTGCGCGCCGCCGCTGTCAAGCCCCGTATCACCCGCACGCAGCTCGGGCGGTTCCTTGTCGAATCGCTGGTAGAGCGCCACGATGCGCTCGTAAACCTCGGGTCGGTCGCTGTCGGGGATATCGACGCCACCGCGCGCACCGTTGAGCGCACCCATCGCCGCCGCCACACCACGAAACACGATGTGCAGCTCTCCATTCACCATCTTGGCGAACGGCAGCTTGTAGCTGGCGCGCCGCTCGGGGTTCGCGGTGTCCACCCACAGGTGCGCCATCGCGTACCGCTCCCAGTCCGGCGGGTCGCCCAGCACCTCGTTCGCGGCGTCGGTGTCCCAGCCCCAGGCGGTGTCCTCGGGCGCCAGCGGCAGGTCCACGCTGCCAGATGCAGCGCGCTGCTCGTCGGGCTGTGTGGGCGCGTTGCCTGCGCTGCCGCCGTCCACCAGCTCGTCGGCGGTGGCGCGCTGCCAGCCGTCGCATACCCACTCACTGCTGCAGGCAAAGCTGAACGCCTTGCACCAGCCGTCACGGGTGCGGTGCGTGCAGGTGCCGCACCGCTGCGTGGTGCTGTCCGACAGGCGGTAGCTGGGCGCGTCGCTGGCCGCCCGGTCGCCGGCCATCGCGTCGGCGAACGGCATGGCCGCGCCGCTGCTGGTGGTGGGGTCGTTGGTGGGTTCCTCGGCGTCGTCCTCGGCGCCGCCCTCGCTCTCTTTGCCGTCCCCGTGCTGGCACACGCTGATCGACACGCTCATTCCGCGCGTGTCCATCCCCTGTGCGGCACCGCCCAGGTACGCAGGTGCGCCTGCTGCCGGCTGCGTGCGCGCGGCGGCCAGCGCGGCACCCGTGCTGCGCGCAAGGCCCGAGATCCAGCTGTCCGGGTTGCTGGGCCGGCGGGTGACGGCAAGGTGGTCCAGCTCCACACCCTTGATGTAGATGCGCTCCACCTCGTCGTTTTCGTTGGTTTCCACGTCGGCGTCGGTGAACCAGCCGCCGATGCTCATGCCGACCACCTGCCCGCGCTTCATGGCCTGCAGCAGCAGCTGCGCGCGCGGGTGGTCAGGGTACACCGCCACGCGCACGGCCAGCCGGTAGCCGTCGGCCTGCCGCCCTGTGGCGCCGTCGCGCAGCACGGTGCCCTGCTCCACACGGGCGTCCACCGTGCGGCCCATCACCTGCTCCCATTCGTCCTCGTAGTGCCCTGGCACGTAGGGCACACCGCCGGCCATCTGGCGCGCCATGCTGTCCAGCGCCTCGCGGGTCATCTCGGTGCCGTGCCAGTCTACGCTGGTGCTGCTGGCGTAGCCCTCCAGCACCACGGGGCCGTCGGCGGCGCCGTCCACTGGCGCTGCCGGCCCGCCATGCGCGGCGCGCGTGGCCTCCCGCGCGTGCAGCTGCCCGGTCACCAGCCCTGCCAGCGGCAGGCGGCAGCGGGCGGTCCACAGGCGCCGCCCGTCGCGGGTGCCTGCGGGCTGCAGGTCGAGCTGGTGCTGGTTCTCACCGACAGGCACAGTCACGCGCATGGCGTCCTCCGAAACGTGTGCAGCGCCTTCCAGCGTCTGCTGCTGGTTCTACCACCGTGCTGGCGTTGCATCAACCTGCGCCACCCGGCGCCAGTGCCGACAGCGCCACCGCCTGACCGCCGTCCACCTCTGCGCGCGTCCATAACACCAGCACGCAGCGGCAGTGCCCCACGCACAGCGTGCCCTGTCCGGGGCGGCGCCCCAGGTCGCCCAGCCGGCGGAAGCCCTGGGCGCCCTCCTGCGCGCAGGTGGGGCAGGTGCGGCCACCTGCGTTCACCCACTCCACCATCCACTCGACCGGCGCGCCGTTTACTGCGGTGGGCGTGCGCTCCAGGGTGTCGGTCAGCTGTTCGTTGGCCAGCGCCACCAGCAGGCCGCTCCAGTTATCGATGCGCGCAGCCTGCGCCGCGAACGTGGCCCGCACCACGCCCACCACGTCCTCGGCGGTGTCGTCGGTGTCAACGTCCGTGATGCGGCTGCGCTGCACCGTGCTGGCGCGGTTGAGCACCTCGCGCACGCGCGCCTGCAGGCCGCCCACCAGCCCGCTGGGCAGCATGAGCCAGCCCATCGCCTGCTGCCAGTATGCGCGGCCATCGGCCTGCCAGCGCGCCTCCGCGCCGGTCATGGCGATGCGCTCTGCCGCCTCGTGGCCCAGGCGCGCGGCCCGCAAGTAGAACCCTTCCGTGCGCGCCGCCCACTCGGTGCCCAGCTTGTCCAGC